TACTGTTGAACAAGCACAATAACCCGAGGGTAAGAAGTCTATGAACGAAGCTCCCAACCCGATTATGTTTCGTGAGGAGAAGCAGAGTGCCGTCGGGTCGCTCATCTACCTGCAGTCGGTGGGGCGTCCGGTATGGTCACCGCGCGATTATGCTCAATTCGCTCAGGAAGGCTACATCCAGAACCCCATCGTATATCGATGCATCCGGATGATTGCGGAGGCAGCATTGTCCGTGCCGCTGCTCGTCTACGATAAGGATGAGGAGCCCGTAGACGAACATCCGTTCTACGATATGATGGAGATGCCGAACCCATTCGAGGGACAGGCGGACTTCCTCGACAGGCTTTATAGTTTCCTGTTGATCGCGGGTAACACCTACATGGAGTTCGTCACCGAGGGCAGTCTGAAGGAGCTGTATGTCCTGCGTCCGGATCGGATGAAGGTAATCCTGGGCAATAAGGGCTTCCCATCGGCGTATGAGTACAAGGTGGGACAAGATGTCCATAGGTACAGTGTGCCCACAGGAAACAAGCAGCATCCAATCCTTCACATCAAGAGCTTTCACCCGACCAATGATATCTATGGCCTGAGTAGCATTGAGCCAGCTGCATTCTCCATTGACGTGCATACCGAGGCCGCGGGCTACAACAAGGCTTTGCTAGCGAACCAGGCTAAGCCGAGCGGTGCCTTGGTCATGACGCGCGACAAGGAAGGCGACGCTAGCCTTACTGAGGAGCAGTTCGCCAGGCTGAAGAATGAGCTCGAGACGCAGTACACGGGCACGCGCAACGCGGGTAAACCCATGCTTCTCGAAGGCGGCCTCGACTGGAAACAGATGGGGTTATCCCCGCAAGACCTCGAATTCACCAACGGCAAGAACCAGGCAGCGAGAGAGATTGCGCTGTCGTTCGGTGTGCCGCCGATGCTTCTCGGCATCCCGGGTGACAACACCTACTCCAATTACAAAGAGGCCAACGTCGCGTTCTATCGGCAGACCATTCTGCCATTCGTATGCAAGATAGCGCAGTCCATGACGGTATTCTTCAAGCCGACGTTCGGGAAGGACTTCCGTCTGTGGTATGACCAGAACGAGATCGCTGGACTGTCGCAGGAACGTGAGGATACGTGGAAGCGCCTCAACGACTCGACCTTCCTTACCACCAACGAGAAGCGTGAAGCCGTCAGCTACGATGAAGTGGACGGTGGCGACGAAGTCCTGATCCCGAGCAGCATGGTGCCGCTGTCAATGGACCTGGCAACGGAGATGGACCCGAACGATCCGAACTATGAGCCTGATCCTAACGCGGAGCCTGTTGATGACGAAAGTGCCGGCAAGAAGAAACCCAAGCCTTCTAAGCCTGTCAAATGATAGGCAAGGAGGAGACTTCGTAATTGTCAAAGATAAGGAAGTCGACGAGAATCTGGCCATGTGGTTCTGTTGCCCTTGCGGTTGTGGTAGCATGGGCAGACTACCTCTGCGCCCTAGCAACGCTGCCCACTCATGGGAATGGAACGGCAATGAAGAACAGCCTACGCTTCATCCGTCAGTTCACCATCAGATTGGCGATGGAGCGGGCGGGCTGCAAACGCACTGGCACGGATGGCTTAAGGCCGGAGTCTGGGAAAGCTGCTAATGGCGAGACCTAAAGTTCTTGGAGTGATTAGAGCTCAGGACCAACACCCGGCTAGCATTACTGTCTGCTTCGACAAAGTTCCCACAGACGATGAGATGCGGGATTTCCATGACCACATTAGATCATGGTCTTTCCGTATACCTGAAAGCTGGACCAAAGATGAGAAAACCTCGCCGTGACATAGGTAGACGCCGTGAAGCCAACCGTATGCTCAGAACGTTTGAGCTGCGGTTTGCTCGCGCGCTCAAGAACTATCAGCGTGTCACGGCGAGGCTGTGCCGCCCGCACAAGGAGATTGCTGAGATACGCAGCATTATCCACGGGCGCGAAGAAGGCCTAGCACGTCTCATCCTCCTGTGGTTAAAGCGTATTGCGCACCACTTTGGCAGGACCACTATCAGGGGGATTGAGGCGCGCCTGCCGAAGAAGAAAGCAGTAGAGATTAAGGCCACGTTCGATGTGTTCGCTGACAGGGTATTGCGAAGGTTGTCTGACGAAGCGCTCGACCTCGCTACCACTATCACCGGCGATCTCGTCGAGGAGGCGCGCGATGTCCTGCAGCAGGCATTCAACGATGGCTTAGGCGAAGAAGAGACCGCGGACCTATTGGCCGAGGTTATTGAGATGGAGGACTGGGAACTTGAACGGATCGCGCGCACCGAAGGTCATACTGCTGCGAACATCGGAAGCCACGAGGCGGCGGAAGCTACAGGAGCAGACCTTGTCAAAGAATGGGCATCCACTGAAGACAGTCGCACAAGACCCACTCACGTCGAAGCGGACGGCCAACGGCAAGAGATGGACAATCCGTTCCTTGTTGGCGAAGCTTGGCTTGACTTTCCTGGCGATCCTGAAGGCCCTGCTGAAGAAATAATCAACTGCCGGTGTGTGGTGCTGTACCACCCGCGGGTTAACGGCGAAGTCCTGGATTGACGGACAAGCCACTGAACCATTACATTGATGCCACAACCCACAGGCGAACCCATGTCTCTGAAGCAAATCCACACTAAACTCGACCTGAAGAAGCTCACTGATGCAGGTGAGTTTGAAGGTTATGGCTCTGTCTTCCATGAAGTGGACATGGGCGGAGATAAGGTTATGCCAGGTGCGTTCGCTAACAGCTTGAGCGCAAAGCCGCCAACTGCCATCAAACTCCTGTGGCAACATGATCCGGCGCAGCCGATAGGCGTGTGGGAAGAGATGCGCGAAGATGAGCGCGGCCTCTACGTCAAAGGCAAGCTGCTGACCGCGGTACAGAAAGGTGCTGAGGTCCTTGCGCTGATGAAGGCCAATGTGGTCGATGGTCTATCTATCGGCTTCAGAACTGTCCGCTCTATGTGGGAAGACAATAACGAGGTCCGCCAGTTGCTGGAAGTCGACCTCTGGGAAATCTCTGTGGTTACATTCCCGATGAACCTTGGCGCCAGGGTGAACGGAGTGAAATCAACCATTCGAGACGCTGAAGCTGCACTCCGGGATGGGGGCATGCCAAGCAACTTTGCAAAGCTCGTGGCTAAGTATGGCTTCGAGGAAGCTGAGCGAAGGGTACAGCGGGAGCAGCGGGATGCTGAGCCGGTGGCCATTGATGCCAATACTCTCATTGGCGGTTTCAACTTCAAATAGAAAGGGACTCCCCGATGGGAGACTTTATCGGCAGCAGGGGGCAATATGTCCTGGCGCGTCCGCTCGAGCGTAAGGACGCTTCGGACGTTAAGGTCACGCCCGAGGTTAAGCAGCTCTTCGAGGACTTGCAGAAGGGCTTCAATGAGTTTCGGACCAAGAACGACGCGGCGATTGAGGAGCTCAAGAAGAAGGGCGTCACCGACGTAGTTCTGAATGAGCAGGTGGATCGCATCAACGCCAAGCTGACGGAGATGCAGTCGAAGCTCGACGCCAAGGTGATCGAGCAGAAGCGCCCCATCATCAAGGCATATGATGGCCTCGAGCGTGAGTTGACGAACGAGGAAGTCGAGCACCGGAAGATGTTCCAGGGCTACTTCCGCAAGGGCCATGACACAGGCCTGCGTGAGCTCGAAGCGAAGACTCTGTCAGTCGGCACCAACTCGGAAGGCGGCTTCCTCGTTCCGGTTCAGGTCGAGCAGAACATCACACGCATTGTAACGGACATTTCAAAGATCCGTGAACTGGCGCAAGTGATCACTATCGGCACCAACCTCTACGAGAAGCCCGTTAACCTGACCGGCACCGACAGCGGCTGGGTGGGTGAGCAGACCGCACGTCCGCAGACTGGCAACCCAGCCTTGAACCGTCTGGCATTCCCTGTGCATGAAATGTATGCGATGCCAGGCGCAACTCAGACGCTCCTGGATGACGCCTTCGTCAATATTGAGCAATGGCTCGCCGACGAGGTCCGCATCGAGTTCGCCCGTCAGGAAGGCGCCGCATTCGTCAACGGCGACGGCGTTGCCAAGCCCCGCGGATTTATGGCGCAGACGTTTGTCGCCAATGCGTCATACGCTTGGAGCACTCCCGGCTTCATCAACACCGGCACCTCGGGCGACTTCACCGCAGGCGTCACCGGCCCTGATCCGTTGATCGATCTGGTCTACGCGCTCAAGCCTGACTATCGCCAGAATGCCGCATGGATCATGGCGAAAGCAAGCATTGCCAAGGTCCGTAAGCTGAAGGATACCACAGGGCAATATATCTGGCAGGCGGGGCTCACGCTCGGTCAGCCGGCTTCGATCCTGAGCTATCCTGTCTACGAAGCGGAAGATATGCCAGCGTTCGGCGCCAACACGTTCCCCATCGCCATCGGCGACTGGCGTGCGGCGTATCTGATCGTTGACCGTATCGGCATCCGTGTTCTG